GCCCATCCTGGCGAGCGCCGCCAGACGATCAAAGGCCTCGCGCTGCGTGACGCGCACGGTGAGCGAGCGTTCGCTCTGCAGCCGCCGGATCAGGCCATCGAAGTATTCCCGCGCCGGCGCGCTGGGCGTAAACGCGAGGCGGCCATTTGGTTTGGCTTTCTTCACGGACCTGCTTTTATCGATTCGATCAACTGCCGCCGCTGCTTGTGCTCCGGCGTTTCGTGCTGGCCTAGCCGTGCCAGTAATTGAGCCGCTTGTTTTCCGGTCAACAGGCGATCTCCCACTTGTTGCTGCAGCCAGCGCATGCAGGTGGCTACGCCTTCTGTGAAGGACTCCTCGGTTTTGTGCTCGTGATAGCCGTGTAAGTATTCGGCCCAGTGCTTCGCACAATAAATCTGCGTGGAGGTACGCACGCTTTCGCAGCCTTCCCACAGGCACTTACGCGGCTCACCATGCTTGTATGTTCCACGTGGCACTTTATAAATACTGTAGACAGAAAACGAGTTATCTTGCAAGCTTGTTAGCAAGTTGTCATTAAGCCCCGCTTATAAAGCCCTCGCCCAGTGGCTTCAGGAAGCCGGCGAAGAACTTTCTCACTCCGATATCTGCCGTGGCCTTGCCGACTGCCTCAAGGATCTTTATCCGGACTGTTTCTGCTATATCTGCGACGTCTTCGGCGATGATGATTCCGGTGACGTGGTGTACCAGAAAGACGGCGAATATTACCGCGCGCCCTACGAGATCGGCTTCAACGACGGCAAGCGCACCCATTCGATCGACACCGCCAATGCGGTCGATGTCCTGCCGCGCACAGTGTACGACGAAGAAGCGGATGAAGACGGCATGGAGGGCATGGGCGAAGCCGAACGCAAAAAGAAATTTGTAGAGCGATTCCCTGGAGCCTCCTCCTGGAAGCATCGGCGGCTGGCCGAGCGATTCATTGCCAAATCCGAGCGTGATGCTGCCGATACTTCCGATTTTGCCGGCACGGGCCGCTCGTTTCCGATTCTGCGTCCTTCCGACGTCATGGCCGCTGTTCACTCTATCGGCAGGGGTGTGGCCGGCGGCCAGAGCGCCGGTTCGCTCAAACGCAACATCAAGTCGATCGCCAAACGCAAGGGCTGGCACAAGCACCTGCCGCAATCCTGGCAGGACGAAGAGAAGGATGGCGAAGAGAAGAAGGACGAATCCACACGAACGGACGCCAAAGGCGCGCGCCTGATTGAATCCGCTGCGTTCGAGCAGGGCTACGTATTCACCGAGGCCTCGGCTGTTAATCCGCTGGTAAAGATCATCTCGCCCGGGCGCGGCTCCTCCGGCTACTACACGCAAGACGTGCTCGAGCGGGATGGTCCGCAGATCTTCAAGCGCGGCACGCTGATGTACATCAATCACGCCACGCCCACTGAGGAAGCCGAGCGGCCTGAAGGCGACTGGTCGAAGCTCGCCGCCGTAACCACCGGGGATGCGTACTGGGACGAGCACGGAAAAGATGGCGCTGCGCTCTATGCGCCGGCCAAGGTGTTCAGTGAATACGCCAGCCAGGTAGCCGAGAAGGCGCCTTATACCGGTGTTTCGATCCGGGCCCGCGGCCTCTATGCCGAAGGCAAACGCCTGGCGCCGGACGGCAAGCCGGGCTTAATCGAGCGGCTCACGCACGCCGACTCAATCGATCTGGTTACCAAAGCGGGGCGCGACGGCAAGTTGCTGCTCGAGTCCGCGAATGAAGGAGACGTTATGGATGAAGCAGTACTCCGCGAATTGCGCCAGGAAATTTCCGGGTTGCGCCAGACCATTGCGGCACAGGCCGAAGGCCCGCGCGCCATACGGGAAGCGCTCGAGGGCATCCGCTTGCCCGGACCCTTGCATGTGGTCGAAGCCACGCGCACACGCATCGCTGAACGCATCGCTCCCTCGCTGCCGTTCAAGGACGGCAAGGTGGATCAATCTGCGCTCGGCAAATTGGTCGAATCCGCGGCACTGGAGGAATCGCGGTTCCTGGCCACGCTCGGCTTTGGTTCTGGTGTCGCCGGCATGGGCCAGCGCATGACCGAAGCCGAGATCCAGAAGCTCACCGAAGACGACGGCAAGGCCTGGGGAGAACAGTTTGAGGAATCCATGTCGCGCCTGGCGGATGTCTTCGTGGGCAAGAAGATCAACGAAGGCGAGCAATCCGAATCTGAGCGCATGGCGCGCAAGCGCATGCGCCGGATCTTCAAGGAAGGGAGGGCCGCCTAATGGCTGCCAATAAGACTCGGGAACGACTCACCGGCATCGAACTCAAGATGCCGGCGGCTGCCGTGATCGCCCCTGGCGATGTGCTGGTGTTCGGTCCGGCCGCCGGGCCAACGCTGATCGGCATCGCCAATGATGGCCAGAATCTCTCTACCAAGCCGCCTTATTATTCCAATAGCGGCTATCTGACGCTGGATTGCGAGGGCGCCTTTAACATCCAGACCAGCGCCGTGGCGAGTAATATCACGCCCGGTACGCCGATCTATGTTCACCTCGGCACGACCGATGCCACGACCAATATCAGCTATGGCAATACGGTCAACAACACCGCTACGGGTGGACTCCTGATCGGCCTGGCGGAATCGACTCTGGCGAGCGGCACCTCCGGCGCAGTCCGGGTCAGCTTGAAGGACGGAATCAGTTAAAGGAACAAGCACAATGATTTCACTTAGCGATGTAGCGCAAAATTGGGGCGATTTCAGTTCTCAGATTGGCATGCTTCCTTCCGCCAATCCGCGCCCAGCCTATGAAGGTTTCAATCCAGGACGCGTATCGTCGGCGGAATTGGGGGCTTGGAGCGGCAGCTCGCCCACCTCCGTCAACGAAGCTGGCTTTCAAAACATGACGCATCGCCTGCGCGAAGTCTATTCCGACACGATGCGCCGGCGGCGCTATGAATCCCGCCTTCAGGAAGCAGCACGCATCATCACCCGCGGCTTCAATGGCTCCAAACGCGACCTGTTGAACCTGCAGGAAGCCATGTCGATCGGTGATTTTCCCAACTTGTTTGGCGATGTCATCGACCGCGCGGTGCTCGCCAATTACACCGAGACGCCCTACACCTGGAACCTGATCGCGCACGAAGCCGAGGTGAACGACTTCCGTCCGGTGAAGCGCTTCCGCGTGGATGGCGGCACGGGTCTGCTCGGGCCGACGGACGCAACGCTCACTGCCTTCGGCGGCCTGGTCCCGCTCGAGCGCGGCGCCAACTATCCCGAAGACAGTCTCACCGTTCCGACGCCGTACACCTATGAACTGTTCAAGCGCGGCAAGCGCATGCCATTTTACTGGGAAACGTTTGTCAACGACGACCTGCAGGCCATCAAGGATACGCCGGCGCGTTTTGGCCGCGGCGCCAGGCGCGAAGAGGAGTACTTCTGTACGGCGCTGTTCGCCAATAACGCCAATTTTTTCAACTCTGGCAACAAGAACATCGTGACGGCCGCCTTGGTGGGCGATGGCGGATCGGATCATCCGGCGCTCTCGATTCATTCCCTCCAGCGGGCCATGATCGTGATGATGAAGCAGGTTGACACCACCGGCCAGCCCATCTCCATCGAAGCCATGACGCTGGTGGTGCCGCCGTCACTCAAGACCGTCGCCGCGAATATCCTGAACACCGATTACGTGTTCATGGCCGATCAGGGCGGCACGGTGCAGATTCCCGGCGGTTCGACTAACCCGATGCTGGCGCAAATGTTGCACGCGATGAACTGGGCCAAAAACATCGTGCGTCTGGCTGTCAATTATTATCTGCCGATCATCGACACCACTTATGGGAATACCGGCTGGTATCTGTTCGCCAATCCCGAATCGGGACGCCCGGCCATCGAGATGGGCTTCCTGCGCGGCCACAAGACGCCGGAACTGTTCATGAAGCTGCCCAATGCCGTGGCAATCGGTGAAGGCCAGATGGGGCCGGGACCAGGTGTGATGCCGGGAACAGCCAATGCCAATCCCATGGAAGGGGATTTCGACACCGATTCGATCCATTACAAGATCCGCACGGTGAAAGGTGGAACGTTACTCGACCCGCTTATGGCCGTCATGAGCCAGGGCAGCGGTGCAGGCACGTTCTCGGCGCAGGCTTCGAGTGATACGCCGAGTGGTACTCCGGGTGACAGTATGCGACATCCGGTTGTGGAACCAGCGCATCACGAAGTGAACGAAGGCAAGCACAAACGGTAGCAGGCATGCATGGCCTTCACCTACGATTGGTCCACCGCTCCCGACATCGCTGTGATCCGGCTGATGGTGGGCGATACGGATATGGCCAATCCGATCTTCGACGATGCGGAGGTGCAGGGCGTGCTCACGATCAACAGCTCGCAGAACATCATTGTGGGTTTAAGCGGCTACTATCCGTCCACCATGAGCGGCAACACCTACAGCTACGGGCGCGCGGCCGCCATGCTGCTCAACGGTCTGAGCTCCACCAAGGCCCGTGTCCTCGCCACCAAGGTGCTCGATGTGAGCGTGGCGCCCGAAGCGGCCTCCAAAGCGCTCAAGGATCTGGGGCAAAGCTACATCGATCAGGAGATTTCCGCCGGCTACTTCTCGGTCGCCGAGATGGGCCAGGATTCCTTCTGGATGCGCGAGCGGTTGTGGAAAATGCTCTATCGCCAGCAGTCATGAATCAAAGCTCGACCATCGATTTTGGAGCGCTGGTTCAGGCGGTCTATGATGCCGGCCTGATGCAATCGACCTGTACCGTCCAGGCGCCGAGCGGCAATCTGGGCGCTTCCGGCGCGCCTGATAACACGTACGTGGATGTGGCTGGCCTGGTAAATATCGCGTGTATGAACGCTCCGGAATCGGTCGGCAATATCGCGGCAACGGAAGTCAAAAACATTGCCGAGATCATGAGCATCAGCCTGCGGCATGTGCTCCTGAACGGCTATTTCTCCCAACTCGACGGGCAGAACTGGGGCGAAGTGGGATGGCATGCGATCGTCGATGGCATTGATTACGACATCCTCGGAGCCGAGCGCGATTCCCAGTTCAGCCAGACCCGGTTGAAGCTGAGGCTGGTGAGCATATGAGCATTTGGGCCAGTGCTACCTGGACGCCGCGCGGAGACCTCGGCCGCTTCACCGATGTGACGATTACGCCGGTGGCGCTTGAAACCGTAAGGCAAGCCGGCGAAATGGTTCAGGATGCAGCCAAGCGCCTCTGCCCGGTCGCGACCGGAAGATTGCGCGATTCGATCCTCGTTCAAGTCCAGCAGACGGAGAAATCGGCACGCGCCACCATTGCGCCTACGATGGGATACGCCGGCTATGTGGAGTTCGGTACCGGGATTCGGGGCGCTTCTTCACCGGGCGCCGGCCAGGGCCCGTACTCGCCCACCTGGCCCGGCATGCCCGCGCAACCTTACATGCGTCCGGCATTTGACGAACAGAAGGAAGCCATCAAAGATCTCTTCCGCGCCAATGTCTCGACGGCGATCAGGAGTCCTTATGCATGAGCACGCCGCTCAAGCACAAGTTGCGCACTGCGGCAGCGGCCGATGCGGGACTGTCAGCGCTTTTGGGCACTGCGCCCTTCCGTTGGTACAACGTTCAACTCCTGCAGGGCAGCCAATTACCAGCGGTGGTGGTGCAGATTATCTCGACCGTTCCGAAGCACGGTTACACGCTGCGGGCCCAGAATCCGGTCGAGAATCGCGTGCAGTTCACGATCTGGGGCGGCCAGGGCGATGCGGGATGCCAATCGGCCTACGACGTCGAGGCTGCACTCAAAACGTTTCTCGACGCCTTCGATGCGATCGGGATCGCCAATCTGGCGCGCTATCCCAACTACATCACGCTCGAGCGCGACGGCTTTTTCATCCAGACCGATACGGGCATTTACCAGCGGCTGCTCGACGTGATGATCTGGAACGACGAAACGACCTAAGGAGATTCTAAATGCCAGCCGGTGTATCCACAATTGCCGATCATATATCGGTAGCAGGTCTTTTACTCTCGGTAGGAGGCACGACCTCTCCGGTTACCTACACGCCGGTATGCAACATCTCCGATCTGACCGTGCCCATCACCGCCACCGAAGTTCTGGTGACGAACGTATCCGACACCTGGGTGCGGCGCGTGCCCACGCTGCTCGACATGGGCAAGGTCACCTTTAAGATCTTCTGGGTGATGAAAGAGCCTTCGCACTCAAATAGCGCTGGACCCCCGACAGGATTGCGCTATCTGCTGATGAATCGCATTCTTTCCTCCTGGCAGGTGAGTTATCCGGACGGATCGACGCCGTCGGTGGATCAGTTTCAGGGCTACGTTACGAGCTTTCAGATCACGGGCAAAGTGGGCGGTGTATTTGAGGCCACCTGTGGGATCGGCACTACCGGCACGCCGACATTGGTCTAGCTATGGGCGAGCAGAACGGGAGCGAGCCACGCCAGTATCCGCCTATCAAGTATCCGACCATCGAGATCCCCGGCAAGGGCATTTTCGTGGTGAAGTTCGGGCCGGGCGCGGCCTTCGATCTGCAGGATATGGGCGTTGCCAATATCGATGCCCTACCCAAACTGTTACAGGAGTGGGTAACACGTGTCGATCCGATCACCGGCGACAAGATTATCGGCCGCGCCGATTACATCCAGTTATTCAAAATCTTTGCAGCCGCCATCCGGCATCAGATCGAGATCTCACCGCGGGATCTAGCCTATTGCTTCCAGGATATGGAGCAATTGTATCCTGTGGCGCATGTCCTTTGGGAAGCCTGGATAAAAGCCTACCCCTCCATCGAGATCAAGCTGCGGGAATCGGCGGCCCGCGAGCCGGCGGAGGGGAACCAGGTTTCAACGCCGATACAGTAAAACCCGACTGGTTAAGGCTGTGGGCGCTGTGGACCGCGCCTGCGCCTTTGGGGCTAGGCATCGCTCCTGAAAAACTCTGGTCGCTCTCCTGGCGGGAGCTCGAAGCCTTACAGGAACGCTACGACGCCTATCATCGCAACGAGCTCGAGCGCTGGGCCACCGAGCGCGCCGACCTGCACAATGCCTGGATGACGCGCAAGGACGGCCAGCCATGGACGCCGGAAGATTTCCTGCCGGAGAGCGCCGATACTGCGCTAAGAAAAGCCGAACGCGCCAAAGCGCGCATCCAGGCCGCCCGCGATCAGGCTGAGGTAACGATGCTCAATGCGCGGCTTGCCGCCATGCGGCCGGGCGATACCGAGGGTGTGCCCGAGTGGGCATTGAGGATTAAGTAATGGCGGCAGGCGACAATATCGGCAACCTCGTTGTCTTAATCGACGGCGACTGGACCGATCTACAGTCGGCGATTGACCTGGCTGCGGCAGCATCCGAAGCAGGGGCTCAGGAGATCGCCTCCGCCTTCACCACCGCCGCTACTCAGGCTACGCCGCCCGTCGAGCAACTGGGCGAAACCACTCAGCACGCCGGAGAGGAAGCCGGCCATGCTGGTGAAGCCTTCGGCAGCTTCGGCGAATCGCTCAAATTCGCGGCGGAATTGGCCGGTCTCAATGTCGGCTTGGAGCAGGTTGTCGATTGGTTCAAGGAATTTGTCAGCGAGGCTTTCGATGCGGCGAATCAAATCCAGTTCGTGGATGTGGCGCTCACTGCGCTGACCGGCAGTGCCGCCTCGGCCTCGAGCATCCTCGAGCACGCTGCTGAAGTCGCCTCCCACACCACCGCCAATTTTCTCGATCTGGCCAAGAGCGCGCAATCCATGGCGGCCATGGGCATCGAAGCCGGAACCATCAACGAAGCTCTCGAAGCGATGGCCCAGTGGGGCGAGCTCTCCGGCAAGAGCATTGATACGCTCACCGGTGCCCTGGAGCGCGTCTATCTCACCGGCGAAATCTCCAAGCGCACCTTCGTTTCTCTTGGCGTCAGCGCCCAGGATATGGCCGGAGTTCTAGGTGTTTCGACAGACAAGGTCAAAGAGACCATCAAGAACATGGGCGCGGAGTCGAGCACGACGCTCGATGCTTTCGCTCTGGCCATGAAAGAGAAAGTTGGGGATGCCGCTGATAAGGCGGCCGACACCAATCTGGTGGCCATGAACCGGCTCAAAACCGCCTGGCACGAGTTCGCTGTTACCGTGGGCGAGAGTTTGAGTTCTACTGGCAATGCGGTGGAGGGTTGGGCGGCCAACGTCGTCAATCATTTGACCAGGGTCTGGAACATGATCCGCGATCCGGCCAAGGAATACGCCAGGGAAGTGGTTGCCGATATGGTCAGTGCACAGGAAGCCATGGGGCATACGATGCGCACGGCCACCCAGGATGCCGAAAATCAGAAAACATCTATCCAAAATCTGGCCGCGGCCGCCAACGCTGCCGCTGCCAACACGGAATTCTTAAAGTGGCAGCAGGAGTTTCTCAAAAATTACAAAGATTACGGCCCGGCCATCGATGCAGCCGACGCGGCCATCAACAAATTCAATGCCGACCAGTTCCATCTGAATGCGGTCTTCACCGAGACAATCGATACCTACAGCAAAGTGGTAGCCCAAGGCGGCAACATCGGTGCGGCCTACAGACAGATGGAAGCGGCCGGCAAAGCCCTCGGGCTTTCTGAGCAGGAGATCGCGGATAAAGCCGCAGCCATGCTGGGCCAGTTGGGGCAGCTTCCCGTGGTCCTGCCCACGGCGGCCCATGCGCTCGACCAAATGACTGCAGACGCAATGACTGCCGAGGGAGCGCTCGAGGATTTCGGTTCGAGCTTAGGCCGCAACGTAGCCGATCCGGCCGTGGCTGCGATGGAACGGATTCACGACCAGACGGTTAAGAATCAGCTGGCATTCAACGATTACCTGACGGTCTATGCGCGGCTGGCGGCTTCCTCGACTGCCTCTTCCGGGGAACTGACCTTGGCGTGGAAGGATCTCAAAGCCGCCGCCGATGCACTCGGCCTTTCAATGACGGAACTTATCGCCGACGTCCAGCAACTCAACGGCGACATGGGCAACCTGCCCATCGTGACCGCTGATGCGCAGGGCGGCGTGCATAAACTCATGGGTGAGATCGACGTGGTCAAAACCCACGGTCTCGATATGGCCCAGCAGATCGGCCGTGCCATCGAGAACGATTTATCCAAAGCTCTCGGCGACATTATTTTTCAGACCGGCAACATCAGTGACGCCTTCAAGAAACTGGGCCGGGACGTGGTGGATGTGATTCTCAACCACATCATCAAAGACGCGCTCGATCCGCTGATGAAATCCCTCGATGACGTGCTTAGCAAGGTATTTTCCCTCACGCCCACCTCAGGGGCCGCTTCCGCTGCCTCGAGCGGCGCGAGCGGGGCCGCTTCGGGTGCAGGGGGAGCTCTGAGCGGGGTCGGCGGCGCCGTTATGAGCGGGGCCATGGGCTGGGCCAGCATCGGCATCGGTGCGGTGAGCGCGGTCTCCGGCATCATCTCCAACTTCCAGATGGCGCATCAGACCGACATCCTGCGCTCCATCGAACTCAATACGCGCGAAACGGCCATGTTCATCGGCGGCTTAGGCGGCGGGGGAGTCCAGGACTGGCTGCAGATTATTGCAACGAATACGACGCCGCTGCTAGACATCAACACCTGGATTCACGATGCCACCGTGCAAACTCTCGATCATCTTTCGAGCATCGATACAACGCTTAAAAAGCAGCCCATCAACGTCACCATCAACATCCAGGGTGCAACCAACCCGCAGGGAGTGGCCGAGGCGGTGGCGGCATATCTAAAGACTATCTCTCCCGCCTTCTCCCCGTAAAACCATGGCCATCGCAGTCGTTATCGCCAATATCGATCGCTCGAGCTACCTCGATCATGCCGAAAGCGGCAAGGGCGGCCAGACCCGATACTCGACGGCCACGGGGCAGCGCGGCACCGCCACGGTTTCGCTGCGCACGCATCCCGGCGACACCTATGCTCCGCTGGTGGGCAACCCCATCAGTCTCTATGACCAGGCCGGACATCGCGTCTTTGGGGGCATCATCACCGGAATCGTCAAGACCAACGAAGGCAATACGCAGGAGATCTCTTACGTATGTACCTGTGCGAGCTTCGAGCGCATGCTCGATAAGCACCGCATCACGCCGGCTTCCTACTTCAACCAGACCGCTGACTACATCTTCAAGGCCATCTTCAATTCTCTGCCCGGCGAAACCATTACGCTGGGCCAGGTAGATGCCGGGCCCGTTATTGCGAGCGCGGTATATCGCCATGAAGTCGTAACGGATGTTTTCAACAATCTGGCCACGGAAGCGAACTTTATCTGGGGTGTCGATCCCGCCACCGAACAGCTTTACTTCCGGTCTCCTACCAGCGTCAATGCGCCCTTCGATCTAACGGGTAATCCGGCTACGGGAGCCGGCGCTCTGTTTGATACGGTCCAATGGGACACCGCGCAGCAGGATTTCCGCTCGCGGCAATACATCACCGTCAATCTGCAGCCCAGCATGCTCGATACAGATCTGATCACGGGAGACGGCACGACCACGACGTTTACGCTGAGCCATCCGGCCGATACCGTGGCGGCAGTAACCATCCTGGGGGGCGCCGCTACCTCCGTGGGCACCTCCACGGCGGCCGATCTGAACACCGCCTTTATCAACGTCACCTCGGTGATTTACCACCTGGTGAAGACTTTCGATGGAACCAGCGGAGAGATCCAGGTTCTGCTTAGCGGCTATCTTTCGACAACGCTACAAAACCTCGCGGATGCGATCAACGGGGCGCCTAAAACCGGAAGCAACTATCAGGTGAACAGCGGAGCGCCCGTTCCTCCCAATCCCAAAGTCACGGCCTCCCTTAATGGCAACAACATCACGGTCACTGCGATCATATCCGGAACATCCGGCAATAGCCTCGAGGTGGGTGACTGGCTGGCGACTACTTCTTATCTGACCTGGTCCGGTCCCAGCGCGGGAGGCGTTTTGGTCTATCTTTCGGGCGGCTCGGACGGACCAACGCGCGCCACCGTGGATGGCGTTTTTAACGCCGTGGTATCGAACAACGAGACGGCCACCATCGACGGCATCACCTACAAGTTTGTCACGCAGCTAGACAACACCATACCGCACCAGGTGCTGATCGGCAGCAATGCCGATACCTGCGCGGTCAATCTGGTCGAGGCCATCAGTGGCGCGCCGCATCCCGCCGCCGGTAACGATTTTTCGCTCCCCACCGTGCCGCATCCGACCTGCGTGGCGTCCTTTGGCGGCGGCGGAACCGGCAAAGTTTCTCTCTTCGCCAAAACGCCGGGTTCTCAAGGCAATGCGATCGCTGTTTCCGCCAATTCGCTGTATTTCTTCTGGGGCGCACCAAATCTATCGGGCGGCATCGACGGTCCGACCATTGCGGGTACGATCGGCACGGGCGGCACCGGCCAGGATTGGGCCTACGTGGAAGGCGCGAATATTGTTACCTCCACTACTCCCTTGCCCGCGGGCGTGATTGCAGCCGTCAGCTATTACCGGCTGGGCGTCGATATCATCGGCGTCGAGAATACCGCGCTCGCTCAGACCCGGGCCGCGGTCGAAGGCGGCAGCGGGATCTATCAAGCGCTGATCGATGTGAGCTCGACCACTGATCCAGTGGCGAACAATCCGACGGCGGCCATCAGCAGCGCCAATTCGCTACTGACCAATTACGGATTATTGACCCAGACGTTGACGTTTTACACGGATTCGGCCGGCTGGCAGCCCGGCCAGGCGCTCAAGGTAAACATGGCGCCGCCTTTTGATTCCACGCTGAACGGCACCTGGCTCACTTCCCAGATTGACGGCGCCTATATTCCCGGCATGGCGGGCTGGCGCTGCCAGGTGCAGGCGATCGCCATGAGCTTGAACGGCCGGGCCGCCTCGGCGGATATGCGCGCCAATACGCCGGTCGTGATCCCGCGCAAAGCCACCTGGCAGATGCTGTGGCAGCGGCTGGCGACCATCAATCCGCGGCGGCAGAAACCGGGCGGGGGAATATTGGGCAGCGCCAATATTTTGGCGGGCGGTGGAACTCCGCCTAATGGCGGCGGCGGTGGGGGAACTGGCGGCGCAATTGCCCCCCCCGTAACGATTACCGGAAACACCATCACCGCCCGGAATAACCAGCAGGAGGAAGTTCAGGTTACTTACACCTTGAGCCCCTCCGCCAATGCGCAGAACTTTTCCGGCGTGGCAATCTATCTCGAAGATCCGGACATCAGTTCGCAGCCGGCCGTAAAGCTCGATGGCACCTCGCGCCTGGATGCAGGCAGTCAAACCAGCGCCCGTTGGATTCCGGTTTTTGAGAATGATAACTATTCGACCTGGAGCGGCAGCACGGAAACGCATACGCCCGCGGATATCCTCATCGACAATTCTGTGCCGTTCAGGAATCGCGGCATGGGCCGCAACATCCGCGTTTATCTCGCGAGCTTCGGGCCCAATTCGAATGCCACGCTGGTTCGCGCTAATCAGACGAATCCCACGCCGAGCGTAGTCATAGCGATTCCGCCGCCCAAAACCCAATATGTGCGCGGCGAAGAGTACGCCTGGCTCGTGACCAACGTGCAGGTGCAATTAGAGACGGATTTCAACCGGCCCGATCCGAATTACCGGTTGGAGTACTCCTACACGCCGCCTGATCCGAATATCTCTGTCCCGCCGGGAATGCAACCTTTCGGCGGCTGCGAGATCTTCTTTACCTATCCTGACGCCAAGGGCACCGATCCGCTCTATGTGATCACCGATTCGGGTGTGTTCGTCCCGCAGACCGCATCGAACGGCTATCTCTCGCCAACCTACAATCCCGGCGGCGGCGGCACCTTTCGCGTGTACTTTTGCTCGGGGGACAACTCGCAACCCGCGCAGGTCAACTCCCTGATTCCCGGCGTGACGCCCTATCAGGAAGTCACGATTACTTATCCGCCGACCGATTCAGGCGGAAACACGCTTCCGACCACGCCGGATATCAGTGGCCTTGTGCTTTCCAATCCGCGCATGGTCTGGCAACCGGACGGGTCGATGCTCGCGGAGATCGATGTCAGTTGGACCAACCCCACGACAGCCAACTATGCGGGACTTGAGTTTTATGTGACGGCGACCAATCCGGTCGATGCCAACTACAAATTGCCGCTTCAGCTTGCCGATCTCGGCAATAACGTGACATCGGGTACATTCGCTGTCCTCAATTGGCCGAAGACCACGGAGCAGTGGACCATTACCGCCATTTCGCTCGACTCGAACGGCAGGCAGAACAACGACCCCAACCATCCTCGCGGTACCTCGATACAAGCCATCTGGACCATCGGGCCGCCCGGCCCTGGCGGGACGGGGCAAGAGAGCGCCCCGCTCGTGACGCCGCTACAACTTCCCACTCCGACCGTCGATCAGCAGGTGTCGAACGATGGCGTGCAGATGATGCGCTTCAAGCTCTCGGGATGGACCGATCCCAACGACAACAAATTCGGTGGCGTCAAGATCGCAATGGTCGATAACGATGGCACAGTTTACTGGGATGCCGGGAAAGCGACGACGTTCACCACGCCGTGGCTTCCAGCGGTGACGGCGCAGAGGATCTATTTCTACTGGGTCAGCTACAATCCGCAGAACCAGCAGAACTCGATTGTTCCGCAACCGGGCGGCCAGACGCCCTATACCTTCGTCGATTTCACGCCGTCGCCGGGGCAGATCAAAGCCAGCCAGATCCCCACGAATTGGTTCTCGACCAACGATTTCGCTTGGCCCAATGCGCCCGGCGCGTTTGACCCTGCTCACCCCACCACGACAGGTCTGCTTGACCAGCAGACCTGTCGTGGTG